TCTCCTGCAGATGTAATAGGTATAACAGGATTATCAGTTGAAACAGCTTTGGGTGACATAACTATTTCATCTAATCCTGTTATTGATATAGTAGGTGTTTCCGCATCAACATCTTTAGGATCTTTAACAATAGAAAATATAACTCCGGCATTGTTAGCTGGTCAGTCAGCTACAAGTGCTGTAGGCACTCTTACTACAACTCAATTATCTATAGCTAGTTTAAATGGTTTAGGACAAACAGCTACTACAATTTTAAATGATGCTGGTATTATTTTAAAATATTATGAAAGACGTGTTCCTAAAACAAGTTCAGGATATTCAAGAAGAACACCTAAAACAAGCTCGGGATATACAAGAAAAACACCTGCATAACATGTTTGACTTAAAGCTTAATAGACTATATAAATATAACATTTAGGAGACAAAAATTATGGCATCAACTTTTACAGATCTTGGCCTAGAGCTAATGGCAACCGGCGAAAACGCTGGTACTTGGGGAACAAAAACTAACGCAAATTTAAGTTTAATTGAACAATTAACTGGTGGATATAATTCTCAAGCTGTAACTGATTCAGGAACACCAACTGCTTTAACAATAGCAGAAGGTGCTTTAACAGGTACTGCTCAACAAAGAGTTATAGAATTAACAGGATCAATATCAGGAAGCAGAGTTGTAACTTTTCCTTTACTTACAGAAAATTTTTACATTATTAAAAATAGTACATCGGGTGCACAAACAGTACAAATAAAAGCAGTATCCGGTTCAGGAGCAACAGTTACTTTTGCAACAGATGATAAAGGATATAAACTTATTTATCTTGATGGTGTTGCAACTAACACTGGAGTTTTTGAAGCAAGTGTAGGGGCAACTGGAGATGTAACTCTTACAGGAACACAAACTTTAACAAACAAAACTTTAACATCACCTAAAATTGGTACTTCTATTTTAGATACTGGTGGAAATGAATTATTTAAATTAACTGCAACAGGTTCAGCAGTTAACGAATTAACATATGCAAACGCAGCTACCGGAAACAAACCTACATTTACTGCATCTGGTGGAGATACTAATATTGGTATTGCTATAACTCCAAAAGGTTCAGGAGCAGTTGTTCTTGATGGTTTAAGTTACCCAACTGCAGATGGATCAGCAGATCAATTTTTAAAAACAAATGGTTCGGGTACTTTATCTTTTGCAGCAGCAGGAGGTGGACTACAATCTATTCAAGTATTTACTTCATCAGGGACTTACACTAAACCTTCTGGAATAAATACAATTAAAGTTATGTGCACTGGTGGTGGCGGTGGCGGTGGAAACTGTCCTAATAGTTTTATTAACCAACAAGGATCTGGTGGAGGTGGTGGTGGAACTGCTATTGAAATTTTAGACGCAAGTTCAATTTCAAGTGAAACTGTAACTATTGGAGCTGGTGGAGGTGGACAAAGTTCAGGTAGTACCTCATCTTTTGGTTCTTTATTGTCAGCATCTGGTGGTAGTGCCGGACAACAAGCCGGAGGTTTTAACGCCCCTGCTAGTGTAGGTGGTGGATCTGGTATTGGTGGAACGTATAATTTAAGAGGTGGTTCTGGTGATGGCGGAAATGAATTTGGCCCAGGTGAACAAAGAGGCGGCTCAGGAGGTGATTCTTTTTTTGGCGGCGGTGGTACAGGAGTAATGGGAAATACTGGTCAAACCGGTTCAAATGGCGGTGGCGGAGGAGGAACATCCTCTAATCAACCACCAACAACTAGAGGTGGTGGTTCCGGTGGTGCTGGAATAATTGTAGTAGAGGAGTACGCATAATGAGAGCATTATTAGATTCTGAAAATAAAGTAATAGACGTTCAAGAAAATGATTTTCCAGTTCATCCTTCATGTACTTGGATGGACTGTGATGACACAGTTAAAATTGGTTTTGAATATGATGGTACAAATTTTATAGATACTTTATCACCAACTGCTGAACAAATTGCAGCAAGAGAAGCTAGAGAAGCATCTAAAGCAACAGGTAACACTAAACTATTAGATTTAGGACTTACTCAAGAAGAAGCAACAGCATTGACAGGATATAGACCCCCAGAATAAACATATTTATTTAGTGTGGTATAATGAAAGAAATACATAACTTTATCTCTGATAAAGAATCAAATTCTTTAATTAATTTTCATAAAGAAAATTTTAATTTAGATAATTCTTATAGTAAAAAACATAGAGAAACAGAGGTGCTTCAATTTATGAAAATGCCTAAAAACTCTTTAATTGACGATGTTTATTTTATTTTAAATAAACATATTGAAAGCATAAATAAAAATTATGAAATTAATTATTTTGAAATAGTTAAATGGCCAAAAAATGAATTTCAAGATAAACACAAAGATTTTCCATTTCATCCTTATACCAGTATATTATATTTAAATGATAATTTTAGTGGTGGAGAAACAATGGTTGGTGATGAAATTATTAAACCAGAAAAAAATAAATTAATAAGCTTTGAAGGAAATCAAATAATACATGGTGTAAATACTATAACAGAGGGAGAAAGATATACTATTCCTTGTTGGTACAGAATAAAAAATGTTAAAATTACTTGGAATTAAAAATTATGAATTTAATAAATTCTTACTATTATTTTAAATCAGTTATTCCTGAACGTATTTGTGATGATATTGTAAAATATAGTAATCAAATGAAAAGTGAAAAAGCCGGCATAGACCAGGATAATTCTGGTGCAGAATTTAATTTAAAAAAAAGAAATTCAGATATAGTTTGGACAAGTGATCAATGGATTTATAAAGAGATACAACCTTATGTACACGAAGCAAATAAAAAAGCTGGTTGGAATTTTCAATGGGATTATTGTGAACCTTGTCAAATTACTACTTATAAAAAAGATCAATATTATGATTGGCATTGCGATAGCTGGCCTAAACCTTATGGAAAAAGTAAAGATGTTAATATTGGATATCATGGTAAAATTAGAAAATTATCAGTGACAGTTTCTTTATCTGATTCTAAAGACTACAAAGGTGGAGAATTAGAATTTGATTTAAGAAATAAACACCCTAGTGAAAAAAATTTTTTAAAATGTAAAGAAATACTACCTAAAGGATCTTTAGTTGTGTTTCCATCATTTTTATGGCATAAAGTAAATCCCGTTAAAGAGGGAGTTAGAAAGAGTTTAGTTATATGGTGTTTAGGATATGAATTCAAATAAAAATAAATTTATAATACCTTTTGCAGGTTACCCTATATTTGTTATTCAAAAGGGTTTTTATGTAAACGATGATGAATTAAATTTTATTAAAAATATAGAATACAATAATCATTTAGATATAAATAATTTAAAACTATCTAAAAATGAAGATGTGTTAGAATTCCAGCAATTAAAAAGATTAAAAAATTTTATTAAAGAAAGTTTAGATGATTATGTTTCTAATATACTAGAAGTTAATAATAGTTTTTCTTTTTGTCAAAGTTGGTCAACTATTCAAAATGGAAAAACAAAACATCCTTCACATACACATCCTAATCATTTAATTAGTTCAGTTTATTATGTAAAAACTGAAAAAACAGAACTTATATTCAATATAAACAGATCTATATTACAGGATGGGTATTATTTTAAATATGATGTAAAAAACCATAATGTATTCAATTCAAATTCCTATAAAGTAATTTTAAAACAAGGTGATATAATTTTTTTTCCAGGGCAATTACATCATGAGTCTTCTATTAATGATGAAAAAGAAAGAATTGTTATAGGTTCTAGTTTTTTTATAGAGGGAAAATTAGGTAGTCAACAAGGCTATTATGATAATTTAGATATAACTAACAATAAAAGAAAAGAGTATTAAAATGTCTTTTAAAAAAAACGGCTATTTAGTAGTTAAAAATATAATATCGTCTGAAGTAGCAGAATTTGTTTACAAATATTTTTCTAATAAAAGAGCTGTTTCAAAATTTTTATTTGATAAAAAATATATCTCTCCATTTACAGAATACTTTGGTGTTTGGAATGACACACAAATTCCAAACAGTTATTGTCATTATTCAGATATTGCAATGGAAACTTTATTAAGAGAAGTAAAACCTGTTATGGAAAAACATACAAAATTAAAACTAAGTGAAACTTATTCTTATGCAAGAATTTATAAAAAAGGAGATGTTTTAGATAGACACAAAGATAGATATTCATGTGAAATATCTACTACATTAAATTTAGGTGGAGATCCTTACCCAATATATTTAGATCCTACGGGTCAATACGATCAACCAGGTGTTGAGATTAATCTTAACCAAGGAGACATGTTAATATATCGTGGCTGTGATTTAGAACATTGGAGAGAAGGATTTAAAGGAGATGAATGTTGTCAAGTATTTTTACATTACAATGACGCTGGTTTAAAAACAGCTAAAGAAAACTATTTAGATAAAAGACCTTTACTTGGTGTACCTGGTTATTTTAAAAAATGAAAGAATCTTCTGTAGAAAATTTGTAATTACAGATCTTGATATAGCGTCACATTTAATATAAACCATTAAAAACAGGATTTTATATGTTACAAAAACTAGGGTTTGCACCAGGATTCAATAAACAAGTCACAGAGACCGGGGCCGAAGGGCAGTGGTTTGATGGCGATAATGTTCGTTTTAGATACGGTTCTCCTGAAAAAATTGGAGGTTGGGAACAGTTAGGTTCTGATAAACTAACCGGTTCTGCGGGAGCTATTCACAATTGGGACGATAAAGTTGGATTAAAGTATTCAGCAATAGGTACAAATAAAATTCTCTATGTTTTTCAAGAAGGGGTGTTTTACGATATTCACCCTATAAGAACTACAATTACTGGAGCTGATTTTACAAGTACATCGTCTTCAGCAACTGTTACAGTAACCGTTTCTTCTACAAACAATTTAGTTAACGATGATATAGTAATGTTCGAAGATGTTTCTGGTTTATCTGGATCTACCTTTACCAATGCCATATTTGAAGGAAAAAAATTTATGGTAACTTCTGTTTTAAGTTCAACTACTTTTACCATAACCATGGCAACTGTTGAATCTGGAACACCTGTAACAAACGCGGGTACTGCAAAAGTTTTATATTATTTTAATGTAGGACCTTCTCAACAAGAATCAAGTTTTGGTTGGGGGACAGGTTTATATGGTGGTACAGTGAGTGGGGCAGCAACAACAACTCTGGCTTCTGGTATTAATGATGCGGTAACTGATATTCCTTTAACCGATTCTTCAGCTTTTCCTTCTACTGGACAGATTAGAATTGGATCGGAAGACATAAGTTTTACGGCCAATAACACTACCACAAATATTTTAAGTGGAGGCGCAAGAGAAATTAACGGCACAACAAAAGCATCACATAGTGGAGGAGATACAGTAACAAACATATCCGATTTTACTCTATGGGGTCAAGCCTCGTCAACTTCACAATTTACAGTGAACCCAGGGTTATGGGTTTTTGATAATTTTGGTACAAAATTAATTGCACTTATATATAACAATGAATGTTTTGAATGGGATGCGGCAGCACCAAATGCAATAGCAACAAGAGCAACTATTATATCGGGAGCACCGACAGCTTCTCGTCATGTATTAGTTTCAACACCTGATAGACATTTAGTGTTCTATGGAACAGAAACAACGATTGGAGACAAGAGTACACAAGATGATATGTTCATAAGATTTTCTGATCAAGAAAATATTAATGAGTATACTATTACAGCTGAAAATACTGCGGGCTCACAAAGACTTGCTGCAGGTTCCAAAATTATGTCTGCTATTAAGGGTAGGGACTCTATATATATTTGGACAGACACTTCATTGTTTTTAATGCAATTTGTTGGATCGCCTTTTACATTTGCTTTTGCTCAAGCAGGTACTAACTGTGGTTTAATTGGAAAAAACGCGGCTGTAGAGGTTAATGGTTCTTCTTATTGGATGTCGGAAAATGGTTTTTTTACTTACGATGGTCAGTTAAAATCTATGCCATGTTTGGTTGAGGATTTTGTTTATGACAATCTTAATTCAGTTCCTAGAGATTTAATTAATGCAGGTGTCAACAACCTTTTTGGGGAAATTAATTGGTTTTATTGTGCAGGCACTTCAACAACAGTTAATAGGGTGGTTACATATAATTATCTAGATTCTACAACTAACAAACCTATTTGGGCAACAGGAACTTTAAACAGATCTGCTTGGGTAGATTCTGCTGTATACGATAGACCCCATGCAACACTTTATGATCCTGATGATAATGATTCTTTCGATGTTACTGGAAACACAGACGGAAGTAGTATATACTATCAACACGAAACAGGAACAGATCAAGTTAATGCTGGTGGTGTGATTACCGCGGTCACTGCTAACATTCTTTCTGGTGATTTTGATATAACACAAAGAAGAAGTAACACAGGACAAACAGTAGGGACACCTGATCTTAGAGGAGATGGTGAATATATTATGAGAATTAGTAGATTTATTCCAGATTTTATAGACCAAACTGGCGATACTCAAGTTAGTTTTACAACAAGAAACTATCCAAATAGCACTCCAACAACTACAGATTTTACAACGACGACTTCTACAACTTTTAAAAGCACTAGACTTAGAGCTAGATCAATTGCATTAAAAGTATCTAACACAAGCACTGGCCAAGACTGGAAATTAGGTACGTTTAGATTAGACATTGCGCCAGGAGGAATGAGATAATGATTCCATCTTTTTATAATGCAGCCGATCAAGAGCTTTACAAAAAATATCAATTTCTTCCTCAAGAATATTATAGACTAGGTCTTAATCTTCCAACAAACCCAGTTCCAGATCCTGTAGTTGATCAAGGTATTGTAAATACAAATGCTTTTGTAAATGCTGGTGGAGGTGAGGGTGGAGAAACTAGGTACGACAACTCTTTTCTTCCTGACCTTCCTACATTTAATTATGTAGATACGGTTAGAAAATACGGTGCTGATTCTAAACAAGCAAAACAAATGTTAGAAAAAGCAGGTGCAACTTATCCAGGTGGTTTTCAAAGTAATGAAGGTGGTTTTGAATTTACAAATTCTTTTCCTGATACTTCTGTGCAAATGGAAAACCTTAATAATAGTTATTTAAATAAAGGTAATACTCTTAAATCTAAACCAGATGTTTTTGATGTAAATGTAAAAGGTGATCCAGCATTAAACCGAAATTCAAAAATGGTTCAAGGTGATGATCCCTACAGTGAAAAAGCATTTGAAGAAGAAGAAGATAAAAAAGGTTTTTTATCTAAAATGATTAGTAGAGCAAAACAGTTAGGTTCAAATCTTCCTACTTGGGCTAGGGTGGCAGCAACAGCTTTAGGTGGACCATTTTCAGCAGCAGCATCATTTCTTGGAGGAGGTAAAAATTACGAACAATTTGATCCAAGAGGATCTTTTAGAGGTGGGGTATACACTATAGATGGTGTTAACTATGCAAATCCGAGTATGCATAATGAATTTTATGATAATGATCGAACAAGTCCTACTTACGGTACAAACAGATTTGACAGGGCTAAAAAGGGTTCGTTTGCATCTTATAG